CCAAGACGGTGACTGGTCCTCTCGAGACGGAACCGGAATATACCCACCTCACGTTGAGATCGATGATCCACGGCCACGCCATAATGATGCAGTCGTCCCCGCAATCCACCATAACGGTCGGCGTTTGACGTATAATTCTTGCGGACACCTCCGCGTCATAGCAGGCCGGTTCGGACGCCAAAGCCGAGCCGCACGCGAGCATGAAAGAGGCGGCCACAACAACGGCAGGAACGGTGCAGGCCCGATTCATACGTCAACCTAACATCGAAATGTCTGCTTTCCACCCGTTGCAGCGGTTCACATGGACAGCTTTTCGGCGTCCTCAATCAACTGAAAGAGCAACGCATCGTCGTCCGTGCCGTGTCGCTCTATGGCCACCCCGTCTGGCCCGACGCCCTTCACTCGATACATGCCATTGCTGACTTCGGTTATCGTGAACGACCAACCCTGCGGCGGTTTCCGGGCAACCGATTTCTGATGACTGGACATACCGCACACTAACTTCGGCAATGTCGGCAATCCACCCTTAAGCGACCCTCGACACGTCCGGTAGCCCCAGGAGATCACCATGACTGAGGAAGAGGCGAGGGAGATCGTGGAGCGGTGTGAGGCGCTACTAAGCTATATTGCGGGTCCTCAAGCATCGACGTGTGAGCTGCCGATCTACTTTAGCGAGGGTCACGTGCACGTCTCTGAAACCACATGGGCGGAA